CCGGCAATGCGCTGCCGCCGATGGAGGAAATGCCTGGTGTTTTCGTGCGAACCAAGCGCCGGATCAAAAGCCGCCGCCGTGCTGGCCACCGCTTCAATCGCGAGGGTACCGGCATTGCGCTGGAGCTGCTCAGCGAAGAGCAGCTGCAACAGCTGCGCGATGACCCAGCATTGGAGGTGAAAAACTGCACCTTCCCGCTGGATGAAGCGACCAGCGAGCCGGAGGCCTAACCCATGCCCTACTGCACTCAAGCGGATCTCATCGAGCGCTTCGGCGAGAACGAGCTGCTCGATCTGGCCGCTGACGATACCGGCCTAGCGGTTGATGCAAGCAAGGTCGATGGCGCTATCGCCGATGCCAGCGGCGAGATCGACGGCTATGTGAGTGCAGCGGGCTACACCGTGCCGCTTTCCAATGTGCCGCGCATTATCACCGCTTACGCCAGCGATATCGCCCGTTATCGGCTATACGATGACCGCGCAACGGAACAGGTCACCAAGCGCTACAACGACGCCGTGAAGTTCTTACGCAGCGTTGCCAAGGGCGAAGTGCGGCTGGGTATCGCCTCATCGGAAAGCGCAGCTGGAAGCGCTGGCAACGCCTTGATGGACACAGGCCGCCGCGTGTTTGGCGGGGGTGGCTTCTAATGCTGGCCAAAATCGAAGACGCCATTATCGAGCGCTGCCAACGCGTGTTGGGCGACCACGTCAAGACGGTGGAAGACCTGCCGGGCAAATGGAATCAGAAAACCCTAAAGGCCGCGCTGCGCAAAGTGCCCGGCGTGTTTGTTGCCTGGGGCGGTGCGCGGGGTGACGGCGACCTTGCCCAGCCCGCCACACAGAACCGCTATGTGGTGTACGTCGTCACCAATCACGCCAGCGGCGAACGCGAACGCCGCCGTGGCAACGTCCGCCAAGTGGGTGCTTATGAGCTGCTCGAACGCGTGGTGCCTGCTGTGCATGCCCTCACCGTTCCCGATGTCGGCAGCCTGACGCTTGAGAGCATCGACAACCTCTATGCCGACCACTTCGACAAGGAAGGCGTGGTGGTTTACGCCGCTGCCTTCCGGCTGAAAGTGCTATGGCCAGCGGCATTGAGCGTTAACGACCTTGCCCCGTTCGAGCTTTACACCGGCACTCACCGCATCGGCGGCGATGACGACCCCGATGCCGAAAGCCGCGCCGAGCTACCCCAACCCCAGGAGGATTAACCGTGCCATCCATTTACGTTAAACCGCGCCTACGTGATGCCAAAAAGCCCGACCAGGGCGTGCTGCTGGTACGCCGCGAAAGCGACGGCAAGCCGATCCCCGCCGAGGGCGCGCACGTTGAGCATACCCCCTACATTCGCCGCCGCTTGCGCGATGGTGATCTGGTGTGCGCCACGGCCCCGGCAAAATCCGTCCGTGCCAAAGCTGCTGCAAAACCGGATGCCACGCATAAGGAGACCAGCCAATGATTACCTCTGGTGTCTTCAACGACATTCCTTCAGCGCTTCGCACGCCAGGCGTATTTATCGAGTTCGATGGTCGCCTGGCCAACAGCGGCGTATGGCAGACCCGCCTGCTGGTCATCGGCCAGCGCCTGGAAAGCGGCGAGAAAAACGCCCTGAGCGCTGACCGCGTGACCAGCGGCGAGCAGGCCGACCGCTACTACGGGCGCGGCTCCATGCTCGCCGAAATGCTGCGCGCGGCGCTGGCGATCGACCCGTACATGGAGACGATTGGCCTGGCGCTGGATGATCTGGTAGCGGGTACCGTGGCTAGCGGCTCTATCGGCGTGGCGGGTACCGCCCTGCGCGGCGGCACCGTGGCGCTGTACATCGGCGGCTACCGCGTGCGCGCCGGGGTTGAGGCAAGCGATAGCGCCGAGACGATTGCCCAAGCCCTGGTCGATGCGATCAACGACGAAGGCCGTGTGCCCGTGACCGCCACCGTCGATGGCACCGATGCCACAAAGATCAACTTGGTTTGCAAGTGGGCAGGTGAAACCGGCAACGATATTCACCTGGTGTTTAACGCCAAGGGCGAGCGTGGCCTGGACGGTGTGACGTTTACCCTGACCCAGCTCAGCGGTGGCGATGGCAACCCGGACATAGGTGATGCGATCGCGGCCATGGGCGATGAGTGGTACCACTACATCGCTTGCCCCTTCACCGACACTGCCAACCTGGGTGAGCTGAAAACCGAACTGACCCGCCGTTTCGGGCCAATGGTGCAGATGGGTAGCCGTGCCTTCGGCGCGTTCCGCGGCACGCTTAGCGAGACTAGCACCTTCGGGAGCGCTCTCAATGGCGAGCACCTGACAGTGATGGGTACCGGTCAATCGGTTAGCCCCACCTACCTGTGGGCGGTCACTTACGCGATGGTCGCCGCCGGTGCGCTAACGATTGACCCGGCACGTCCTCTGCAATACCTGGCGTTGCCCGGTCTGATCGGCCCGCTCAAGGAAGACCAGTGGACCAAGGCCGAGCGCAACCTGCTGCTGTTCGATGGCATCGCCACGTTCACGGTGGCTGACGACGGCACGGTGCAGATCAACCGCGAGATCACCACCTACCAGGTCAACGAAGCGGGTATCGAGTCGGACGCCTACCTGGACATCCAGACGCCCGAAACATTGGAACGCATCCGCTATGAGCAGATCAGCCGCATCCTGAGCAAGTACCCGCGCCACAAATTGGCCACCGACGCTGACGCGGCGCTCTACGGTGCTGGCCAGCCGATCATGACCCCCAACGTCTGCAAGGCCGAGCTGCTCGATTTATACCGCGATTTTATCGAGAACGGCTGGGCGCAGGACTACGAGGGCTATGCCGCAAGCCTCACCGTCAACATCGACCCCGACAACCCGGCGCGCCTCAACGTGATCGACTCGCCCAAGCTCGTTGGCCAGTACCGCATCCACGCGATGCAAACCCAATTCCGCCGCTAAGCGGCCATTAACCGCCGTTTAAGGAGTGCGTAACTCATGACGCAACTAACAGGCAAGGCCACGGTGAAAGTCGACGGAACGGAGATGCTCACCGACGTCGACTCAACCCTCAACGTGGGGGGCGTAAGCCGTGAATTCATGACCGGGCCCAACGGTGTCCAGGGTTACCGGGAGACGTTTGAGGCCCCCTCGCTGTCGTCCACCGTTCGCCATACCGGTGATACCGATTTGATCGCTCTGGGTCGTATCAAAGGTGCCACGGTGCTCTTTACCACCGATACCAATGACACCTACGTGCTTCGCCGTGCAGCGGTCACTGAAACCGTCGAGTTATCTGGGGGCAACATCCGCCTCAACTGGGGCGGCATGGGCGTGGAGAGACTCTAATGTCAGGCACACAAATTAACGTACCCCTGATCCACGGCATCAAGATTGGCGAGGCCGTTTGTAAAGACGCGATGCTGCGCGAAGCCACCGCTGGCGACGTGCTCGAAGCACAGGAAGCCGCTGAGCGGCTGATGATGGTACCAACCCAGAACGGCGTTGAACCCATGCTGGTGGTCAGCCCTTCCCGCGTCGGCGTTGAAGTACTGCGCCGCCAGATCGTCAGCATCGGCGACGTCTCCGGCCCGCTGGATCTCAAGCTGATGCACAGGCTTCACCCCGAAGACCTCAACCTGCTGCTGGCCAAGAGCGAGCAGCTCGACGGCGCTGCCGTTGCTCAGACCCAGGAGGGAACGACACAGCGGGGGCGAGGCGATAGCGATCGCCCAGCATCTGACCAAGTTGATGTGGGTGATCGCGACACGAACGGGGTGGAGTGAAGCCGAGCAACGCGGCATGACGCTGCGACGGCTACTCAGCTATTTGAACCAGGCCAGGAGTTAACATGAGCGAATTGCGCGCCAGTGTGGTGATGGATCTGCGCGGCAACCTCGAACGGCAATCACGCCGCTATGAGGGAGCCATGCGCGCGATGGCCAACAATGGCCAACGCCACATGACCCGCTTGCAGCGCGTCACCGGCGGTGTTGGCCGTACGCTCGACAGCGTTGGCAACCGCTGGGTGGCGCTGGCCACCGGTGCGGCGGGCTTCGGCACGGTGCGTAACCTGGTCAACCTGGAAGAACGCTTCACCCGCCTGGGCATTCAATCTCAGCGCAGCGCTGAGGAAATGGAAGAGCTGCGCCGCCAAATATTCGAGACCGCCCGCGAGCCGGACATTCGCGTTGACCCCTCACAGATCACCGGCGCTATCGAAGCCATCGTCGAGAAAACCGGCGACCTGGAATTTGCCCGAGAGAACATCCGCAATATCGCGATGGCCATCTCCGCGACCGGCGCTGAAGGCGGCAACATCGGCGAGATCCTCGCCGAGTTCCAAAAGATGGATATACGCGGCATGGATGCAGTGCTGCAATCCATCGACACCCTAAACGAACAGGGCAAGGCCGGTGCCTTCACGTTGCAGAACCTGGCATCGCTGGGCCCTCGCGTGGTCACCGCCTACACCGCCTTGGGCCGCCAAGGGCCAGAAGCTATACGCGAGATGGGCGCGGCGCTTCAGGTTATCCGACAAGGTACCGGCAGCTCCGAACAAGCGGCCACCGCGTTCGAGGCGTTGCTGCGCACCTTTCAGGACGCTGAAAAGGCCAAGGAGCTGGCCCGCAAAAGCGGTGTGCAGATCTTTGACCCTGATGAGCTGGCGCGTGGCCGTGAGATTTTGCGCCCCATCAATGAGCTGATAGTCGAGATCGTCGAAGCGGCTGAGGGCCGCACCTCACGCCTTTCCGAAATATTCGATGCCGAAGCCATGCGCGCCTTCAATGCCGCGCTGGGTGAGTACAACCGCACCGGCACCGTCGAAAGCATGGATCGCTTCTTTCAAGTACAGGGTGATGGCACTACCACTATGGGCGACTCCGCCCGTGCCGCTGAAACGGCGGCGGGGTCTGTCCGCAACCTTTCAAGTGCTTGGCAAGACTTCGCCGACACCAACCTGAGTGAGTACATCCAGGACGCTGCCGATGCGCTGAACAGCCTGGATCAAGCAACCGTCGACCGCTGGCTCAAGATTGCCGGTATCACCGCCGGCGGCGTGGCAGGCCTTTATGCGCTGCGCTCGCTGGGCCGTTTAGGTGCAGACCTAGGCCGTGGCGCTGGTGTGCTGAGAAACCGTTCAA